AGACAATATAACAAAGGATGTAAAACCACAAAGAATATTCCCATGAAGACATTTGAACTATTAGATTATGGATTTGAATCTTTACCTACAGAGAATGTAGATGGTAAGAGGTATTACATAACACCAACAGGTGAAAAGTATCCATCGGTTACATCGGTTACTGGACTTTTAAGTAGAGATGGTATTAAAAAATGGAGAAAGAGAGTTGGTGCTGAAACAGCAAACAAGATTTCAACTCAAGCTGCAAGACATGGAACATCTGCACATCAACTATTTGAAGACTACATTAAGAATGATAACTTTGAAGAGAAGTTTAAAGGTGCAATGCCCACAACACAACAAGCATTCATTTCGTTAGAAAAAGAATTAAATCAAATAGGAACTGTTCATGCACTTGAAGCTCCACTATACTCTCATGAACTACAACTAGCAGGTAGGGTAGATTGTATTGCAGAGTATTTCGGTAATGAGATTTCAATCATAGATTTCAAAACAAGTAGGAAACCCAAAGAAAGAAAATGGATACAGAATTACTTTATACAGGAAACTGCATATGCAAAGATGTTTGAAGAATTGACAGGCAAGAAAGTACATTCACTTATTACTATGATTGCAGTAAGTGATGGTTCTAGTCAGTTGTTCATAGAACAACCAAATTCTGATTATGTAGACCAGCTACAAGAACTTCGTAGTCAGTATAGAACTGAGTATGGTCTTTAGTAGGAATTCATTGCAAACCACATTATTAAAAATGGTAAAGCAATGGGTGCTAACATGAAGAAAGTAAAAGAAGTGATTTCTCTTATGTTCTCACATATCTCGCATCGGTGTTCATAGATATAGTTAATAGCACGACTCATTTTAGGTTCGTTCTCCTTATAAATACAGTTATGGGTTAATAAAACGATATACTATCTAGTTATAGATTTTTATCACTTATATTTATAATAGTTATAAGTTACCTTTTAAACAAATTTAAAAATAAATATGGCATATTCAAAAAAAGTAGTCGACAGATTCGAATCGGTTCTAAATAATCCAGAAGCACATGCAGTTGGAAGGTTCGACCCTAAAGACCCTAATGTTGCAACTGGTATGGTAGGAGCTCCTGCTTGTGGTGATGTCATGAAACTTGATATAAAAATGAAAGGGGATATCATTGAAGATGTCAAATTCAAAACTTATGGATGCGGTTCTGCTATTGCATCATCGACACTTTTTGTTGAGATGCTCAGAGGTAGAACAATTGAACAGGCAAAACTCATTAAAGATAAAGAGATTGCAGATGCTCTTGAATTACCACCAATCAAACTCCACTGTTCAGTCCTTGCAGAAGAAAGTATCAAAAAAGCAATAGAAGACTGGGAACAAAAACTCGAAAAAAGAAAACACAACAATCCACCAGACTAAATGAAATTAGATTATGAAGTAAGTGAGATTAGTCTTGAGGATGCTCGACCAGTCATTCAAAACAATAACGATAAAGAAGACATATTTGGAATAGATTATGCAGATGAAGTGTCTCATCATTGTTATGGGTTATTCAATAAAACTAAAATAGTCGGTGCAGTTCAATTTGTCCATCATCAAAAATATAAACATCAAAGGGTATTTCATAAAGAACACTATGGATGTTATACAGATACATGTGAAGGATTCTATGAGTTAGCTAGACTTGCAGTAGAACCACAGGATGAACACAATATAACATCATGGTTTGTATCTCGTGCAATCAAATTATTGAATCCAAAAGTCATAGTTACAGTTGCAGAAGAAGATAAAGGTGGGACAATCTACAAAGCTACAAACTTCGAATACTATGGGTTAAAATATGACAGAGATTACTATGAACCAGATAAACCATTTCATGTATATCTAAAAATATATGATAAAAATATAAAATGTGAGTGGAAAAAGACTTGACAAATACCAGTTCGATAGTATACTAGTATAGTAATGAAAATAAAAGTGATTATATGATTTTAACCAAAAAAAGGTTTACAGAAGCAATCGAAACTCTAGTCTTAGAGAAAGGATTAAACTACATTGATGCAATCGTGCATTATTGTGAGACCCAACATCTTGACCCAGAATCAGTAAAGAACTTAATTACTCCACCTCTTAAACAAAAGATAGAGAGTGATGCATTATCTTACAACTTATTAAAACCAAACGCAAAGAAAGGAAAAGGCAAATTACCAATATGAAGAAATTTAATCGTACACCACAAAGACAAAAGGAATGGGATAGAAAACCAAAGAAACCATCTGGGCCACCACCATTTGATGTCTTAATGAGACGATTCAAGAAGAAGGTTGAAAGAGATGGTATTATTGCAGAAGTTCGTGAAAGACGATACTACGAAAAACCATGTGCAAAGAGACAAAAGAAAATGAATGGTTGGAAACGAAAAATTAAGATTGATAAGATTCGTGAAGAACAAGCATTGGAAGCTTACAAAAGAACCAATAGGTATTGATAGGTGGATGCAAGATTTGGATATGAATCATATAAATTATACTTAGGAATTAAATTACATTACAATTCTGATTATGATTTTAATAGATACAATGGAAAAGTTAGTGCATCATTTGAAAGTTATCTCAAAAGGAACGATAAGTTTCAATTTGCAAAACTTAGAAAACAACACAATGGACAACTTAAGGATTTTTACATATCAAACTTTATGTACAAGGACTTTTGGGTAGGAGATTTATTTGGTGAAGAAGCAAAACAAAACTATACAGAGTGGAAAAAATACAACCAGTCTCTTCTCTACTCTTTCGAGAAAGATATTAGACATCTTAACTCACTTGAAGGAAAACTGGACAATCTATTTAATAATAACGATTCTAGCCATCCTATCATTGTCCAGTGTCTTTTATCCAAATCCATATCTTTTGGAACAGGAGTATTACTTGACTCCCTTATTGGATGGAGTTCCCGCTTAAACATATCAGAACAATATGTCTGGCCAGAAGTTAAACAAAGATTACAAAAGACTCAAGGGTTTATCGGATATAATAACGATACATTAAAGAAAAAGGTATTAGAAATATATGACTTTTGATACATATGAACCTACAGTAAATGAAATGATGGATATTGATAATGCAATGTCGTATTTAAACCTCTCAGAGGGTCGTACTGCATACATTATAGGTAATGGTCAGTCTAGGATAGGATTAGACCTAACGACTCTTAATGGGGATATATGGGGGTGTAATGCACTGTATCGTGACTATGAACCAGACTATCTAACCATTATAGATGTCAGTATCATGGGTGAGTGTTGTGAATCACAATATCCAAAATACAACAAATGTTACTTCTCTGGAGAATGGGATGACCCATTAGGATTTGAAGAATACAATGTGATTAAAGGAACAATGGGTGTACCAGTAAGAGAGTGGATAGACCCAAGTCATTCTAAAGTGACTATGCATGGAAAGGGTAATGGGAATGTAGGTATCCTAGAAATGCAAGCAATAGGAATAGAGGATGACTATAAGATTTCAAAGATAGGTGGCCCTCCAGAGGATTACCATCTATTTGAGAATTGGTTCGCAGGTACTACTGCAGCTGCAATGGCATCTATGAACCATGACTACGATAATGTAGTCTTTGTCGGATTTGATTCTATTTGGAATTACGATTCGACTAAATATAATAACATCTATGCTGGAACTCGATGTTATGGGACAGAAGACGACCCAGAGAACAACAGACTTGTTGAGACTGGTGACCAAGGTTGGATATCCCAGACAGAACAACTAAAGATTTTAGTTGACAGATTCCAAAACATAGACTATTATATAATGAAGGATGAATTAAGTATTACTTCTTTAGAAAGATACTTAGTTTAATACAATAATAAAATGCAATACAATGCTAATACGAGGATAAAATTATGTCATTTCAAGACTTAAAAAAATCTAGAGGTGGATTCGACACCTTACAAGCATCATTAGAAAAAACTTCTAGTGGTGGTGAAACTAAATC